TCGGTTGGGGTATTCTTACCATTACCTTTATCAGTTACATTGGTAATAAGATTTGGATCAACTTCCAATTTCTTGGGTTTGATAATGACTACATCTTTTTTCTTGAATTTATCAGGAACTAGAACACCATCGCTAATATCAACCATATCAGTAGTTACAGTAACTCTACCATAAGTTCTTCCCCCACCGTGATCAGCAGCGATAGTCAACACAACACAACCTGCTGGTTTGAATTGATTACCAGCAGAAAATCCCGATTGTTTATCCCCTACTTGAACAACTTTAATATTCAATCCACATTTATCCAATTCATCAACTTCTCTCTGAAGAGTAGATGGCATATGCTTGTAGGTTTCCGTGTTCTTGTAACCAGTGCGAAATTTCACACAGTCGCCTGGAAGATAACCTCCAATTTCACTTCTGGAAATAACAGTTTCATAAATTGCGTCAAATTTTTTTCCCATAATAGTATTTAGTATTATTTCTGGTATTTATAAATTATATCTCTCATATCATTCGCCTTTTTCAAAATTGTATCGTAATTTCGAGACTGCTTATAATTCAGCACATCGGAATCGAATTTTTCTATATCTTTAATCACTTTTGATATAAACGAATTCATTAAGCTTTTAGTTTTCGCTTCTTGCGCTCCCTTTGCATATCCCGAACTTCCCAACATTTTCATGTTTGTAAGTCCACCTTTAATAGATGATGCCCCTGCTTTCATACGATCCCATAATCCTTCTTCGTATAAATTTCCTATATTATGTATATCTTTATTATTCATCGTCTTGTTATTTTATATGTTATAATTCTTTTACCGCCTTGAGTGACACCATCTATAACTTCTGTTCCCATGTTACCTTGGTTAGTTCCCAATAATTTTAAAAATTCCTCTTTAGCTCTTATCGCACTTACTCGATCAGCTTGAAGTTGTCCTTTTGCCGCACCAAGAGAATTATTGATATCTGTTTCAACTTTTATAATCGCTTCGTTACCATCGAATGATGATACACTTATATTAGAACCATTCCCATCGACACCGATTGTGTCTCCAGTATTGGTATCTACTGATGATTCTGTACCAGCGTCACCCGTCACGCTTTGTAATTTAGAAAAAGCGTAACCAACCATAGCACCTAATCCAGCACCAATAAGTGCTTTTTTTAATTTTGTTTTGGTGTCCATCTTGGTGTTTTGCGAATTCTTCAAAACACTTAAACCACCACCTAAAATACCACCAACTGCATAAGCTGGTAATCCGAAACTACCTAATGCTGCGCCGAGAACGCCAACAGAACCTATTTTAGCTACTGTTCCTACTCCCCTCCCAACACCATATCCAATCTTTTGGAAAAAACCACCTTTAGATTGAAGAGCAGGTTCAATTTTTAAAAGTTCATTGACCATCTTATTATATTCTGTAGCATCTTCGGTTTTCGTATTTTTCACATCTTGTATAAACTCCCAGATGTGCTTATTCAAGGATTGTATTAAAAGATCGTATCTTTTCTTTACTGGATCTCCACCGAATAATCCCGATGCTTTACTTCTTAAATTTTCAAAAGCCTCTGTTTGTAGTGTATTTTGAGATGCTAATTGTTGTAATTCTTGAGGAGTCATATTCAGCATTTTAACAGCTTCTTTATCTCCTTTTTCTAATTTCATGACAAGATTGACAAAAAAGTCTGCAACTTTTTTTTGCGAATCGGTTGGGATCTTTCTTTCGTCGGACATTTCTTGTAAAATTGCCCCTATATTTTCTTTGTCCATCATAACTCTTACATTATTTAACACAATTTGATAAATAATAATATGAATTTCGACGATTTATATACATTGGCATTGGAAGCAAAGGGAACTAAGCCAGGAGAAAGATATTTCAATACTCAAAGACAAATCGGTCCTAGAGGAGTGACTGGCACTGAAGCTGGTATTTCTGATGATGGTCAAGCGTTTTCACCTGAAACGTCCAGAGGGTATGCATCAGGTCCAGTTGGCGTGGTTGATAATTTTGAAAAGAGACAAAAAATCGATCAAATGAGAAAGTATGGACTAGATACCAAAAAAATGGCTAGTCAAAAAGATGTATATCAGATGGAAGCTGAAAATAATATGAGAATGCGAAATTCTTTTGCATTACTTTTCAATCTTAAAAGTTTTTATTCTGAATTTAAAAAAATATATAGCGACTACATGGGTCGAAAAGAAAAAGCTGATGGAGAAACCAACAATCTTAGAAATTCTATTTCACTTGAAGAGGAGAAAGAATTTAACCGACTTGTGGTTGAGGTTGATCGCAGAGCATCGAATAATACTGCAATCAGAAATGATATAGATGATTTGATGAAATTGAAAGCGGAAGCTGAAAATGCCGTAAATAAAATTTCCGAAATCAATGATTACATAAAAAAATTAAAAAATAAAAAATCTAAAACCAAAGATATTGATAAGAGAGATAGTATCGATGAACAAATAAAACAGGCACAGTTTGATATCAGTCTTAGACAAAGTTCAGCTAAACAAAGTAGTCTTACAACATATCAAAAAGAAATAGATACTTTAGGTAAAAAACTTGTATCAGATGAAAAACAATTTTTAGAAGCTAGACAAAAATTAGAAGAATTGCAGGACAAAATAAGCACTGTAACTGAAGAAAATATCAAAAATAATGATAATGTTATTTTATTGGTGAAAAATTTGATCAAGCGCACTGCTGAAAAACTTTACCTCGAAACTAAAATAGCTAATAAAGTTTCTGATGATGAGATAGATTCTAAAAATGTTGATTTTGTAAAAGTTCCAAAAGATATTGTATCAAAATTAAAATTGCTACAAACATTAACAACCGACGATAATCCAATTTTTTCATTTATCGATGAACATGAAAAACAATTTGATGATAGAATGAAAGAGTTTGATTCCAGACTGATGAATTCTAATATAAACGTAGGAGCTATGAGAATGTTTGATAAGTTACCAGCTAAAGAGTTGGGAAAATACTTCACAAGTATCGCGTCAAACTCTTTAGATAGAAAAACAATACCTTTGGAAAATCTGGATAGTAATCCTGCTTTTGTAGTTTTGAAAACTTTTATTAGTAAATTGGAAAGTATTGGGAATAAAGAAGACTGGGAGAATGCTAAAACTGTTTTGAAACCATTGATCGCAAAATTACCATTCACTACTTTAGATAAAAAAATCATAAATAATAGATTAAAATCATTCTGGTTTAGAAATAGCCAAGGATTTAGTGTCGCAAAACAATTGTTGTCCACTGTTCAAAGTATGAAAAAAGAAGTAATAAGTGAATCTTTTGATGAATTGGCATCGAGATATGCATCTTCGTTTAATTTGGATATGAACGATTTCATGATCGATCTTCAAGAAGTCCATTCATTACTCGAAAGTAAATGCACTGGTTCGACAAAAAAAGCATCTAGTGATAGAAAAGGTAAAAAATGGACTAAATGTGCTAGACAACCAGATGGTTCATATAAAAGAATTCATTGGGGGCAAGCTGGTGTAAGAGTTGGTAAAGACAACCCAAAACGCAGGAAGTCTTTCCGTGCAAGGCACAAATGCTCTTCAGCAAAATCAGGTTCCCCCAAAGCAGCGGCTTGCGGCGATTGGTAATCATATAGTTAAATAATTAGGTGAGTGTTAATATCGTTCCCTTATTAGAAGAAGTTCTTGGTCTGTTACAAACGATCAATGAGACGAAGGGTGTACCTGAAGGAGAGAATATATCTGATAAGAATATTCTTCAGACAGGAAATTCCAATCCAAACAAAAAAGTCAAAAGCTCTCTTTCTAATGAAGAACAGAAAAAGACAAAGGAAGTTGCATCTATTTTCGCAAAGACATTTTTTGAAATGCAGCGAAAATTTCAGGGTGACAAAGCACTTAAAACATCTGTTCAAAAAATCACACCAAATGCCAAGAAAATAGAAACTGGTGGTCGTAAAAGCGATTTGGAAACACCCAAAAAAGGATCGATGCTCGGAGGTCTTTTGATGTTATTAGGTGGTGTCGGTGCTTTGATAATGGGTCTTCTAACTGACGGTCCGTTTAAAGGTGCTTTGAAAATACTGTCCAAAATTGGTATATCAGGTGGTATCAAGATGCTTATGTCAGCAGCTAAAGGATTGTTGGGAACATTCTCTAAATTCGTGACAGCACCTTTTAAATTTGCTGGTAAATTGTTGGGTAAAGGATTCATGGGTAAAATCTTTAATGCTCTGAAACCATTGGGTAAAATATTTAAAAGAATCCCATTCATAGGCACTTTCATTTCCATAGGGTTTGCCATATCACGCTTTAATAAAGGTCAAAACGTCAGAGGTGTTATTGATGTTTTAAGCGGATTAGTTGGATTGATCGATTTAGTAGCACCTGGAGTCGGGTTTACTTTGTCTTTGGGGTTGGATATATTAAACGTTTGGATGGATTCTAAGATGAGTGACCCTGCAAATAAAGGTAAGAGTGAAATGGATATTTTGGGAGAGATTGGTAAAACAATCGGAAATTGGATTTGGGACAATGCTTTGTGGTTGCCAGTAATTGGTGGTTTTAAGCGTTGGGGCATGGCTTACGATGCTTTCAAAGGTGGTAACATCATGGAAGGTCTAAAACAATTTGGACTAGGTATACTATCATTTGGAGGTATGGGACCGATCATTATGGGTATTGAAACTCTGATGGGCTTCTTCGGTGATAAAGAAGAGAAAAAAGATTTGAAACCAAGCACTTCTTGGTTCGGTAGCATTAAAGAATGGGTTAAGAATAAATTGAAAAAATTACCTGCTTTTTTGAAAACACCTCTACAATGGTTTGGAATTTTAGACGACTCATCGGAATCGGAACCAAGCATGGGATCATCGGAAAAAAAACCAAAAACTTCTTGGCTTAGTAGCATTAAAGAATGGGTTAAGAATAAATTGAAAAAATTGCCTTCTTTTTTGAGAAAACCTCTGGAATGGTTTGGAATCATAGATGATTCATCGGAATCGGAACCAAACATGGGATCATTGGGAAAAGTTGATACTGGACAAAAAATAGTTGAATGGTTCTCTGATATTTGGAAAAAGGTAAAAGAATTTTTAGGTAGTGATTTCATGACTAGTATTATTGATAGTATTAAAAATATTGCAAGTTCAGTTATGAGTATTGTTGATACCATATTTGGCACTATAAAATCTATCGTAGAAGGTGCTTTAGTTGCGGTTACGGGTTTCAGCAAGCTATTTGGAGGTGGTGATAAAGAAGCAGAAGAAAACGCCAAAAAAATGGGTTGGAATTCTGTCGAAGAGTATGAAAAATCTGGTTGGAAGGAAAATCCCAATAAAAAGAAAGTGGAAATTGTTGACGAGAAACGTAAACAACACGTAGATGATTTGGTATTGATTGGAAGAGAACAAATTGCTATTCTGACTGATATCAGAAACATTGGTATGCAAACATATAAAGTGCTTTCCAATGGTAGTGGAGGCTCTGCGAGTCCAATAATCATTTCCAATTCTGGTGGTGGTTCTAAAAGCAAACCATCCTCTCAAGTATCTTTGAATACAAGTAGAGGTGATTATGCTAGTTCTCCATATGCATTCGCGTAATTAAATAATATCAATGGCTACGGAAAATATACATACACAATACGACTGGACTTCTATTCCCAGAAATAGTCCATATCGAAATGTTGCGCCTTACGTAAAATTGACATCCTATAAAATAACATCGAGTGCTGCTCTAAACAGAATAACTAGCTATTTAAGTTTAGTGAATGGTTCAAGTGCTGATGAATTTTATGAAAAATTATATCAAAACGTTGAAAAAGTTGATGATTTTTTCATACCATACTTTGGCGATGGTATTAGATCGTTCTCCAATGAATTTAGTGATACTTTTCAAAATGGAGTTATGGGGAATATTGATAGTTTATTACAAACTGGAGCGAATGAGATATTAGCACCTTTAGGAGAATTTAAAGCTAAAGAAAATTTTTCTAAATTGGGAGGACAAATGGGAGCAATGGCTTCTAGTATAGGTAATATGGATGAATTTAAAAAAGCTGCTGGTGAAGTTGGTAAAGGAATGAGTTCCGCACCTGGCTCTTATATCGAAACACCTAAATTATATCAATATGCGCAGAATGACGGTCCACTGGAAATAACATTCCCATTATTCAACACGATAAATGGTGATGCAGTTCAAAAAAATTATGATTTGATTGATAAATTAACAAGAATCAATAGACCAAAAAGGCTAACATCTATTACTATGGAACCTCCCCATATTTACCAAGTAAAATTGAAAGGTTTGAGATACATGAGATGGGCTTATTGTAACAATTTTTCTGTTAGTATGATCGGAGCAAGAAGACTCGTAAACGGTGCTATCACACCTGATGGTTATCAAATTACAATGTCACTCACTTCATTGACAACGGAAGTTAGCAACTTTATGGACAAAGTTAAATGATATGGAAGAAAAACGAGGAGATTACCAAAATAATATAGAGTCCCTTTCAACATTAAATGTTGGGGATTATGAACGTATTTTTAGAGTATACACAGAAAAAGTAGATGATAAAGATTTCTACTTTTATAATATTTTAAATAAACTTGATTTAGTAGATTTAGATCCAGAATTCGTGGATTTTTATGATGTTACAACCAGACTGCCCATGACAACTTTATCATATAAAATTTATGGTGATATTAAATCATGGTGGATTTTGTATCTAATGAATAAAGATCAAATTCAAAACCCTCCATTTTGGGTTGATGGTGGTATAAGGTTAAAATATATTAAATTGGAATACAGAGTATTGCTGTATAACGATATTACAAAAAATACTATATTTAATGGAAGGCATTTTTAATGGTTCAGATATGTAAAATAAATGACGTAGAATTTGAATACGAATACACGTTTAAAAATTCTGACGGAGATGAAAATAAATACGCTAGTTCTGCTGTCAAAGGTTTAACTTTGATTGATAGCGTTTTTAATCCTTTTTTGAGAGGAACGATTGCTGTGGCGAACCCCTATGATTTATTTGAAGAGAAATATCTTTTAAGAGGTGATGGAAGAGATGAAGTTAAAATTTTCTTAAAACCCAAAGATGAGAAAGAAAAAATAGAAGAAGAATTCATTCTATTACAAGAAGATAATACGGGAGATATGGAAGTTCGTTCGGAAAATATTAAAAAATTTAAAATAATCCATAAAGACATGTTACCGTTTATGGATACCATCCCATATAACAAATCGTTCAGTGGTAAAATAGGTGATATCTTGAAAGACATTTTTATTGAATTATTGGGCGAAGATAAAATCGACAAGGAAAATTGGGAAAGCGGAGATTTTGATTTTTCTTATATACCACCCATGTCTTTCAGATATATTGATTTAATGTATCATCTACTAAAATATTTTTATGGTAAAGATGGAGAACTTTACACCAAAGCACTCATAATGAAAAATAAAAAAAATGGGAAATATCAAATGATGTATCTCTCCAAGATTTTTTCGGAAAATAAAAAAAATACAACCGATGCTTTCACTACTGCTGATTTGTCGGATAAAGGTGTTGCTGAAAACGAAAATAACCCACCACCTGATGCAAAAGTTAGTGAATTTTCCAGTGGTTTGAAAAATTTCGCATATAATACACCTCTGTATGAATGGAATAATGATTTCTTCATCAATTCAGTTGTTCATGGATATGACAAATTTTTAGGTGTTCAAAAAATGAAAATTTTAAAATTGGAAGATATTGAGAAAAAATGGAAGACAAAATTTGTTGATGTTTTCTCAGCAATTGGTGGTAGTGCTAAACCGTTTGTTGTAAAAAATAAAACCACGAAACAAAAATTTAGACATTATAGAACACCATATGAAGTTGAAGATACTGTAAAAATGGTGGAAGCTGAAATGTGTAATTTATTAACATTTTATAATTTGAATTGTATTTTTAGTAACGTGGGATTTACTGGTAGAGAAGCAGGTAAATTTTTGGATATTGTTAAAATTGGAGAAGTGAAACAAAAAGGTGATACGAAAATGTATGGTAGATGGTTTGTAACAGAAGTGCGCCATATTTTTTCAAATGATACCTATACCAATGAATTCAAATGCTGTAAGACATACGTTGGTGGTTCAAGCAAAATAAAAAATGACGTGGAATGAGAAATAAAATTGAAATACTCCGTAGCATTCTATTCACTAAAGAAGATTTGGTGAATTATAAAAATATTGATGACCAATTTTCCAAAGTGGAAATTGAGTTCATGGTAGAATTTAAAAAGATTTACGAATTGGGACTCAACCAATTGGAGAAATTTATTAATAAATTGGATGAAGAAGGAAAAGATTTGGAACCATGGGACATTGCCTATTATGTTAAGCAATTATTGAATGGTCCATTATCGTCTTATGCTAAAGAATTGGCAAAAGATAAAAAATATTTTACTGCAATTCCTGATATACTTGGAAATGTTGGTAACAATGAGATAACACGACACAACACCACCTTATACGAAGACGGTGATTACCCATTGGAAATACCAGTGGATATTTATAATAAATCTCCAAAATTCATACAGAACCTGATAGTATCTGCCAATAAAGAAGTAGAGAAAATGTTTCGTTCTTCTTTGAATGCTAGTGTGGTGAATGACAATACTTTACCTATTATTGATAAAGCACCACAACAAAGATATTCATTGGAGAAAACAGGAGAATGGCAACAAAAATCTCATGGCACAATCAATGTCAAAGACTCTTACTATCGTGTGAAGATGACAGACATCAGAAGTCAAATTTTTGATAAGGTTAAAGAAGTTATTGGAGAAGAGCATTTCCGAATCTTTAGAGATAAAAAAGATTTTAATCCTTTCGATTCGGAGAAGAACAATGCCACATCTTCAAATTACGTATTTGAGAAAGAAATGAAAGAAAAGAGTAATGTTGAAATATTTGAAGAGGATATCTTCGGTGATGTTTTTGATAATAGAGACACCGTTCTCAAAATTCAAAAACCAGATAAGAACGAAGAATACAAACTCAATACTGTCGATGGACAATTGGGTAATTAAACATCCACTACCAATGATTCGTCTTTTTGGTTCAACAATTTGAGGATATCGTTTCTAGTGAAACTTAATTTTGGAGTATTGCTCTCCTCTTCATCTCGAATGATTTTTGCTTGAATATTCATTTGAGTGATTTCTTTCTGTGCATTGATTTTGTCCTCCGATATTTTTAATTTGGAAAGAGCATCAATTGCAGATGTGGTAGCTTTTACCAACTCTGATACAGACTCGATTAACTTGGAATCTGCACCAGCAAGAACTTCCAATTTAAGGTTCTCCACCATTTCTAAAGAATGATTTACGACTTTACCAGCATTGGTAATAATAAATTCTTCCAAATCTTCTTTCTTGAGATTTGGTCGTTCTTTCGGTAATTGATTAACAATTTTGGATTGATTTTTGATTTGTGAAATAATATCATCTACCTCTGCATTTAAAAAATCATCATCTTCATCGTGATCCATATTGATATTTACCCTTGACATTGCTTAAATCAACGCTAAAGTAAGGGAAATATGGTTGATTTAACAAATAGAACGATACTTGTAACAGGTGGATGTGGATTTATTGGTAGCAATTTCCTTGAAATGGTTTCGAAAGAATATGAAAATGTCACGATAATCAATATGGATAAAATGGGTATCGGGAGCAGAACGCTTTTAGAAATCCCAAACAATGATAAAAATAAATACACATATTTAAAATGTGATATTCGATACATGAATTATTTAGTAGCAACCCACGAACATTTCAAATTCGATTACATCTTCCATTTTGCTGCTGAATCTCATGTTGATCGTAGTATCAATTCTCCCTCACCATTTATTGAAAATAATGTGATGGGTATGGTGTCTCTATTGGAATGGGTGCGAAATTATCAACCTCAAGCAAAAGTTATTAATATCAGTTGTTACGACGAAGAAACAAAGGCTTTAACAAATCGTGGAATTTTGGGTTATAAAGACATAAAAATTGGTGATAAAGTGTTATCGTTGAATGATAAATTTGTATTGGAATGGAAAGAAGTTGAGAAAGTTCTTATACAAGATTATAACGGTGAAATGATTCATTTTAAATCTAGTAGAAATGATTTGATGGTCACTCCAAACCACAGAATGTATTACACCGATAGCGATGAACAAAAATTATTGTTTGAAGATGCGGAAAGTCTAGTAAATCATAAAGCAGTTAAATACTTTCCTAGAGGTAAAATAGAAAAATCTGGAAATTTTAATGAAAAAGAATGGGCGAAATGGTATTTGTTTGGTATCTACATAGGTGACGGTTGTTCCGACACGCAGATAAAGAAAAGTAAATCATTGTCGGGATTGAATCGAGAATCTTACTTAAAAAAGGTGAGAGATTCTAAAGGTCATTTTACCAAAAATCAAGCATTGATTGGTGATGAAGGTTATCAAGAATATGTGATTCAGAAAGGTAGACGGGTATTTATTCATGTTCCAACTGGAGACAAAGCAAGGGAAAATACTGAAAAAGCTTTAAACATTTTGGGGATAAAGTGGACATCTGTTCAAAAAAATGCAACATATGACTATATATATACTTCAGATAAATGGTTATATGATTCAGTCCAATGTTTTGGTAAACGAGCCAAAGAAAAATTTATACCAGATGATATCATTAGCGAATTAAATTTTGAACAAGCTGAAGCATTGTTTCACGGATTGATAGATTCTGATGGCTCATATAGGGAAGATCATCCTTGGGTTTTAAATACTTCGTCTAATAAATTAGCTGAAAATGCGCTATTCTTGGGTAATATGTTGGGATTTTCTTCAAGATGTTCTAAAAGATCATCGATATCTTATATTGATGGGCGTAAAATTGAGGGTGATTCAAATTGTATCTATTTCAGAAAAAATAAAATCGGAATTAATCATAAATATAGTAAAATACCATATGATGGTAAAGTTTGGTGTTTGAAGGTGAGAGATAATAAAAATTTTATCACTGTTAGAAATGGTATAACTCATCTATCGGGAAATACTGACGAAGTATTTGGTCATTTGAACGTGAATGACCCCGCATTCACAGAAGAATCACCATTTAATCCAAGAAGTCCTTATGCTGCATCCAAAGCGTCTGCTGATCTGATTACTAATTCTTACGTCACGACTTATGGATTAGACATCACCACGACACACTGCTGTAACAATTTCGGTAAGCACCAAGCAGATGAGAAATTTATTCCCACAGTGATTCGCTCTATCGTAAGAGGCGAACCAATTCCTGTCTATGGAACAGGAGAGAACATCCGTGAGTGGATTCATGTTGAAGATCACAACAAATGGTTGCTTGAAATTGCATCTAATCCACACTGTTCTACAAACATTGGTTCGGGAATCGAAAAAACAAACCTTAACATGATCAAAGATATTGGTAATATATTGGGATTGATACCTAATATCAAATTTGTCGAAGATAGAAAGGGGCATGACTTCCGTTATGCCATTGAATCTCATCTTCCTTTTGAATTGAGAAATCACGATGAAGCTCTCAAAGAGACTGTTGAATTTTATAGAAACAAATATGAAAACTAAAGAACTCATTGAAGAGTTAAACAAACTCGATCCTGAAGGAAATTGTGAAATCAATTTCGGAGGTGCTATTATCTATCTCATGCGACTCCCATGGTATTATGATGGAAAATACTCTATTCTCATCAAAGACGATGAAGGAAAAATCATTGGAATGCGAGAAGCTACAGCAAACGATGGCGATAAGATCAATGTCCATACCATGACAGTGGATGACTTGGGTTATGATGAGGAATGGGATAAAATCGATAACCCTGATATAAATTATATAATTGAAGGAGATGATAGATTTATCCAAAGATACCAACATGGTAAAGAATTGGCTAAAAAACACATAATGTAATATAAGTAATAAAAGCGATGATAAATAAACAAGAAGTAATCGATGCGCGTATTGATAAAGGTTGGACATTTTCAATGATCTACGATACATACGGAGTGCCTAAATCAACAGCCCAAGGCTGGATCAAACGTTATTATGAAGATAACGAAATCACATCTGAATATGAAGATGTGAAACCAACCGCATTTCATAAACAAGGGTATGTGGTGGAAACCATGCAGCGTGACAAACCTCAGAAATTCAAAAAGACAGAGGATGAAGTCTTTGCATTTCTGGAACAATTAGCACCAATCAAAGTCAATAGTCTGAATAATAATTCGGTATCTTATGTTTTGAATGAATATGCTGTTGTTGGTTCTGATTTCCATTTTGGTTGTCATGACGAATCAGCTATCAATATCTTCCTTGAAACAATTTCTGAATTGCAACCAAGAACGATTGTATTGAACGGTGACACCATGGACATGCTTGCCATTTCCAAATATCCAAAAGATATTAAAAAACATTGGAGTCTCTTGGATGAGAGAAAGGCATATCACCAATTTTTGGATGATTTGATTTCCATCTCCAATGGTGCTAAAATCTATGAAACCGTTTCCAATCACAGTGGTCAATCTATTGATGGTAGGTGGAGACGTTATCTATCGGATCGTTTGGGTGAACTTGGATGTCTTCCTGAAATCACAGATAGATTGAGTTATCAGAATGTATTCATGGGCGATTACCAAAATAAAGTTGAACATGTTGATTACGTAGACTTAAATGGTTTGATTGTTACTCACGGAACAACTGTAAGAGCCGCTGGCGGTGCTTCAGCTAAAGGAGAGATTGAAAAGTGGCATACAAGTATTTTACATGGACACACTCACAGAATCGGGAGTTCGTGTAAGAGAATACCAGCATTTGGAAATAGACCAGATAAACAGATTTATGGATTCGAAGGTGGCGCATTGTGCAGTTTGGATGCAGTTTACTCATCCACTTGTAACTGGCAGCAAGGGTTTAATATCATAGCTTTAAATGATGACTCATTTGGAGTGGAACAAGTAATGATCAACAGTGGAGTAGCCAATATCTCAACATTGGGTAAAACCATTTGTGGTTAAATAATCAGATGGAATCTTTTGGATTATTCGTTGAAAGACGCGAGAGGAATCGACTTCGTAAACAGGAGTTGAGAGACAATGATATACCTAATAATAAAGATTGGGTAGATCAAGAAAAAGAAAATCTACCTCCCGAAGAATTAAATAAAATCAAGAAAATGGAGAAACTAAAAGTTCCTTCTGAATTGATTGATAAATTTCGTAATGCTAAAAAGGCAGAATACGAAAAGATTCTTAAAAATGATTATCTGAGAGCTAAAGTAGAGGGTGAACTACTTTTTACTGACTATGGTATCAAGGTATTCAAAGACGAGTATGTTGATCAGGACTTTAAAAAAGGTTCTCTTAATATGAGAACCTTGAAAAATATTATCTATATGTTGGTGACAGATTATCGTGATTTATTACCTAATAGAAAACCAAAGATTTTTATTACAAATACAAAAATAAATCCAAAGTTGAAAAATATAAGTATTATTGGTGGTAAAACATCGACAGCAGGAGCTTACAGCGAACGAATTATTTATTTAGATCAATTTAGTGTTGATGATATCGATACTCTGACACATGAATATGCTCACTTTTTATCTGATAGAATGTCAAAACAAGTTGAACCATTTTTGAGAAACGAATACAAAAAAATGTTGGATGCTTTTTTCGAGAGGAAAACAAGACGTAAAAATTTGGAAGGTAAAAGGAATGAAAAATTGAGAACGCAAGTAGCACAGAAAATGGGATTACCATCTGATTATGCTGCCACAAATTTCGACGAGTGGTTTGCTGAATTGATTGCCAATTGGAAAAACCTACCAAACAATATGATATCATATAAATTCAAACAAATATTAAAAAAAGTTATTACAAGATTATGAAAGAGAAATTTAATTACGGAAATTATATTATTTCTTATAGAAAAGAAAAAGATGGATTACTCCATTTTTTGACAAAAAAGGTCGATACATTAGAAGATGCTTTGAAAGAGCATCACAAATTACAAGATTTAGGTTATCATGATGTTTTGATTAAAAAATTTAGAGCATGAAATACACAGGTAATATTAATAGCTACACCTTCATTATGAAGGAAGGTGATGATGTAATTGAAGTGTGGTCAGACACGGATGCGGAATTTCCAGAGTCCTACATCTACCTCAAAGAAGGTGAAATTAAGAATGAGCGACAATTTCACATGGAAATTGCAGATTGGTGGGTGCGAATGAATTAAAAACTAGCCTACAATTGGGCTATGCGTAAATTAATACTAATTAGAGCAGTCAGTGGGGCTGGCAAATCCACTTTTGCCAAAACCTTTGCACCTGATTCTTGTATCTGCTGTGCTGATGATTATTTCACAGATGGACAGGGTAATTATAATTTTGATGCTTCCAAGCTTGGACAGGCTCATAAAGCTTGCCAAGAGAAGTATCTATCATTGATCGATTCTTCTTCAACCGATACCATCGTAGTTGCAAATACCTCCACGAAAGAAAGCGATTACAAATTTTATCTTGACGAAGCAGAAAAACGTGGTATTATGGTTTTCTCGTTGGTGCTTGAGAATCGTCATGGAGGTAAAAACATTCATAATGTGCCTGAACATGTTCTGGAGCATCAAGAACAAAATATTAAAAATAGCTTGAAATTACGATAAACGAACAAATTAATAAAAACACTATGAATGCTAAAGAAGAATTATTAAAACATATCAAAGACCGTGAAGTAAAGTATGTTCAAATCAACCACGAACTCGACTGGGGAGATAGTAACATAAAGATCGAGGGAACTCTTGAAGAGGTACTTCCTCGTCTCGACTTTGACTATAATAGCGGCTATGGGAGTCAAGAACTCTTCGGCACAATTTGGTATAACGATGGCTCATGGAGTGATCGCGGCGAATATCATGGGAGTGAATGGTGGCAGTATCAAAAATGCCCTCCGTTGCCAGAAGAAGCAATAAAAGAAGCACCTAAAAACATTAAAAAATGAATCAACAACAAACAATAATAATTACCGTTTCCGACCCATCATCTGATAATGAGCTTCGAATCACCATGAATCGACACTCAAATGTCGATGATTGGATTCTAACATTTAAAACAATTTTAATCCATCAAACCTTCAACGAAGACACCGTTAAAGATTTATTTTCAATATGCGAAGAGAAATAAAATTTAGAGTTTGGGATAAGGTTGAGAAGGAATGGAAACCATTCGCCAACTTTGATATCGTGGAGTGGCAGATGTATGACATGAACCCTGTAGAAGAGTATGATTTTCAACAATTTATTGGTCTTAAAGATAAGAATGGAAAAGACATTTACGAGGGAGATATCTTATCATATGGAGGAATACATAAAGTTGGTAATGGTGTTAGTATAGTATCCTTCGATGACGGTTCATTTATGATTGATGAAGATATTGCTTCAAAAGATTGGGCAATTGAACACGAAATCATTGGTAACATCCACGAAAATCCAGAACTATTACAAAAATGAGAGAAATTAAATTTAAAACGTATCACTCTGATACTAAAAGAATGAGTGATAGAGCGTATTCATGGGAAATGGTTATGCGATTTGGTCACAAGGAATTCATACCTCTGCAATTCACTGGAATGAAAACGACTTCTGGTAAAGAGGTGTATGAGGGTGATATTCTAGCTGAAGAACATGATGGTAGTGATGGAGAGGCTAATATCGGGCATGTGTTTTTTGCAGCAGGTTCATTCATGATAGATGGTGATGGTCCACTTTATGACCACGCATACAGTTTATCACCAGACATTTTGGAGGATTACGAAGTCATTGGTAACATTCACGAGAACCCTGAGCTTTTAAAACAATGAAACACAAATACTATTACTACGAATACTCCGACGATGGGGGGCAAACTTGGACGATGGGTGACTATCGCCGCTATTTGATGCCCATCATGGAATTGGTAAGGGAGTTGCCCTATCGGTTTCGCATTTGTAATCAAGATGATGAACAAATCAGTGAAGAAGAAATTAGCGAAACGCTAGAGCAAATGAAAACAATGGAAACAATTTTTGGAAAAGAGAACAAATATTAAAATAATATAAACACACGCTAATATGCATTATCCTTTCATACCAATAAAACCAGAAAAATACTGGATCAGACCAAATAAACCCAAGTCTTATTATTATAAAGACATACCTCTAATAGGGTTTTCTACAATAACTAGCAAACCAATTGAGTATATTATTCAAAAACTTGCAAAGATTCAAAAAGATAACGCTGGCGAAGAATTGATCTGCGCCAATTCGTGTATATATAAACGAATTAAAATTCAAAAAACAGAACGCAATCTCCAACAAGATGAAAAACAATATCAAAACAATCTGCGTTGGTATAAAGTTGAACGTGATGACTATGCTCAACACATGAAAGAATACGAAGCAGATATGATTCAATACAAAAAAGATTTAGTTACTTACGAAAAATATACAATTCAAAAACAAATGGATGAATTAACTGAAAAAGCCGCCAAGCTAGGATTAAAAATTACAAAAAAATAATCTATGAATACAGAACAAGAGAATGGAAAAGACATTTACGAGGGGGACATTATTATAAATCACATTGGCATGGTTGCTGGGTTTGCTACAGCAGAACAATTGAGACGAGCGGCACAAAAAGCTTTGGAAAGAGCGGATCGTATTGATAAGATGAACATTAAAATACTTGGAAAAATCAAAAACCGCTTTGATGATGATCGTATTGAAATGCCCGAAGATATTTGGACAAATAATAAATACCGAATTCGACTTGACAAAACTGGAGAATGGTCTAAAATAACAAAGTGTTACGACTTGGCAATGGCGAGCGTAATTGAACTTGGAATAGTAGAAGAATAATATGAGCGAAACATTTAAAAGCGTAGGAGAGATGATGAGTTATTTTACAAATGAAGAAATGATTCAAGAAAGGTTTTCAGAACGTCTGATGGCAGCATATCCACAACTTTTTCCAAAGGATGCTGATGGGAAACCAAAACAACCTGATTGTGGAGCATGGTGTCCAGTTGGATGGCAACCTATGGTGGAAACTCTATGCGAATCTATTAACCATCATGTTGAGAATAACAAAACATGGATTCCCAAATACGTCAAATACCATGCAGTATGTAGTTGGATTCACAAGTATTTGTTTATCCATCAAATTCTGACGTATGTCTCCAGAGCTATCGATCCCGTAGTATATCCTCCATCGGGATTTCTTCCAGCTAGTAAAGCTGATGAATTGAGAAAGGCATCGCCAATTCTAACACAGTTGGTTCGCCGTGTGTGGAAACTTAATTCATTTCTAAGACCAACAAGAAGATTCACAAAGAAAACAATTCCACCAGTTACTATCCAACAAGTCAAAGAGAAATTCGGAACCCTCAGATTCTACTACAGTGGTGGGGACGGAAGGATAGAAGGCATGGTATCATTTGCAGAGAAGATGTCAGATAAAATCTGTGAAGAAACTGGCGAGAGAGGATATTTATGTTCTAAAAATGGATGGTTAAGGACTCTCTCAATAGCACAAATGTGCAAATATGGTTATACTCGCCATAACTCGCCATAACTGACGATATAAATAATTATGAGTGGAGGACATTTTGATTACCAACAATATACATTACGCTTTGAGAGAAGCGGGAATTAAATTTTAAATATTATGTCCTTCGAGCAAGACAAAACACTTTACACAGCAAGACACGCTCGTCTTATTGAAGCTCTGCACAATTTGTCACACTGGTGTGCCAAGAGAGCAGAAGGAGAGCATGATGACGATACTACAATGACAATGCTTTTGAAAAAGGTAAATGAATTACCACATCAAATAAACAAAGCAGGATGGATGGCATTAGATGAATTTAACAAACAAAACAATGAAACTTATTAAAGCAGGAAACAAATAAATAAATAAAAGAACAAATATTAAAATGAAATTAAAATTACTATTACTAAGCTTATTAATCGCGACAAATGCCGCAAATGCTAGAGTCACAACTACTTACGATGACACATACGTATCATCAAGCGTAGTTTATAATGGGATTGGACTATACACATATAGCTACAATATCACACCTGAGCTATTTACTACTTACGATATTTCTAACTTTGAAATTTTCTTTTGTGAGGATGCAAAAATTCTTAACGCTAGATCGAACATACGCTTCACTGAAGAATTGGGAGATAGATTTTTTAAATTCGATAGTATTGAGGACGATAACAACGATAAGCAATTATGGTTTACTTTTGATAGCCCCAATGCTCCAGAGATTGGTGATGTCGCTGTTAAATACGCAAGGACAGAGACATTTGCAAAGGAATACGTACCTTCTTGTGTAACAATTCCAGAACCTTCTGTTGTTGGTCTTTCATTCTTAGGTATGTTGTTATTATTACGCCGCAAACGATGAAATTATTAATCTTACTGTGGAGTATTTTCTCAGAAAAATTCGATACTGTCAAACCAGTCGAATATTCTTCTAAAGGCGTGATACCTAGCTGCGACAAAGTTCCTGTGGAGATTGTAGAAATGCCTGATGTTTTGAAAAAAGTGCCAAATTTTGTAATTATACCTATTATAAGAACAAGACCAGCTACTAATAATGAACTTAAATTTAATGTGAAAAAATAAAAACTAAGGTATACTATAATCATGAAACTTTTAGGAAAAACAGATGGTGAGAAATTCATCGCATCGCTTCACCATTATCATTACGTTACTCATGGCGACATGATGTGCGATGGTGGTCAACCTCATACGAATTTTTATGGAGGTTATAATCGCTTTTCTTTTGATGGTGAGACAGTCTGGTTCGAATTTAATGCTGATTTCGCAGAAATTTATAACAAATATAATCGAAAAGAAATCAATGGTGTTTGGGATGTGAAACAAGGTAGAATCCTACCACCTGAAGAACGTCCAAATTGTGATAGCATCGAAGAGAAAATGGATAATTTTATTTGGGGGACTTATGGTAAAGATGGTAAATCACCTCTGAAATACGTTCTCCTAAAGAATTGCGATACCGATCATCTACAGAATATTTTGAAAGATGTTAAACATATTCAAGCAGAGACAAAGAAAGTAATTGAATACATTTTGAAAAGTCGTGGAGTATGAGTATTGAAGAAAGATAAAAACTAGATTACAATAATAGCATGAAAAGATTAACGAAAATAGACATAAATCCCGACAGTCTTGTGCTTCAAGCGCAAACAATCGAAGAATATCGTAAAGATCAGGAAAACGGTTGGTTCTCTATTTACGAGGGAAAATCACCACCAATTTCTTATGAAATGGTCGGTGAATTAATCGGTGAAATTAAATGTGATTCTCCGATTCTCATGGATCGATTTTTCCGATCTGACGTTACAGGAGCATTGGTTGAAATGCGTGGCGTTTTCCATAGCTCGATTGTTCGGAATGTGGAAGAGCGGAATGGCGTGACTTACGTTACAACTGATAATAGCTTATACAAAGTAGAAGACTATGTTTAAATTATGAAAAAAAATCAATTAATTGAACAGCTTCAAAAAATCAAAGGCAATCCCGAAATCAAAATGTGGAATGGGTATGTTGATGATTGGATGAATATTCAACTTTGCGAACAAGAGTTTGTCAAAGAATCAGAGGACTTTATTCGTTGGAGTATCGAGATGGCTTGGAAGGAGCGTAACCAAAAATGGGAAATCCCTGAAGAGGCGCAGATTCAAATCGAAGAGGTTATAAAAGAAAGATTAAAAGATAGACAGTGGGAATTGCCGAATCAATGTTTGCAAACAAAAGAAGATGAGGAGCGTTGGTATGGTAAAAATAAAAAGAAGTTCGTTTTAATCAACGGAAAAACTCGCGGCAAATCAATTGAAGATCGACTTGGAAAAGTCAGCTATTAATATGAAACTACCAGACAAAGAAGAATTTAATTACAAAGATTGCGTCATCGCTGGTGACGAATGTTGGCTCATTACGCCGAAAGAAATCGGAGTGAAGTGGACGGAAGATACAATGAAATTTCGTTCGATGATCGTTCGCGTCTCTGATAATTTTATCGTATCGCGTTCGTTCTCAAAGTTTTTCAATTATACGGAGCAGCCAGATTTGGATAAATTTCCTCTGGATGAACCTTTTGTCGCTTACGAGAAATTAGATGGTAGCTTGCTTATTTGTGATCAATACAAGGGCAATCTATTGCACAGAACTAGAGGCACAGCAGATGCGAGACAAATGCCTAATGGTCATGAGATTGATTTTTTAATCAAAAAATATAAAAAGTTTTTTGAATTTATCAAAGACGTTGAGAGTAATTCTGAATTTACATTTTTATGTGAGTGGCAAACTAATAGCAATGTGATTGTTATTGGTGGTTTTCCCGAACCGAAATTGTCTTTGATTGGAATAATTAAAAAAGATTCTGGATGGATGGCGACACAAGAATATTTAGATCAGTTGGCTATCACTCTTGAAATCGACAGACCTGCAAAATATTCCTACGACTCTATTCAAGAATGTCTTGAAGATGTTGAAATGTGGGTAGGTAAAGAGGGTGTTGTTTTATACTCTGAATCTGGAAAAATGCGCAAGGCAAAGGGCAGTTGGTATTGTTCTGTTCACCGATTGGCAACTGGATTGCGTAGCACTTCTCATGTTTTAGAATTCTTTTTAGAATCTCCAAGATTCATTGATTATCAAGATTTTTATAACTATACTGTCAATCACATCGACTTCGAAGTAGCAGAGAAAATCAAAGACGAGGCTAAATTGATTACCGATGCCTATACTAAATTCGTAAAGTGTGTAGATAATATGAATGAGCGAATTCCTTTTATTCGGAATTATGAAACTCGCAAAGAACAAGCAATGGCGATTCAGGAAGAGTTTCGCGATTGGAAGACTCCGATTGCATTTATTTTGCTTGACAAGCGTGACATTGATGATAAAATCGTGCGCAAAGCAATGGAGAAAATCTTAGAATTGGAACACAAAAATTAACCAAAAAATATGTTGGAAAAAATAAATAAAAATTTTATATTGGCTACGAGTGCAACTTGCGGTCCATGTCACTTGCTTAAAGCAAGACTGGAGAAATTGGAATTAACTGTGGAAATTAAAAATTACAATGATCCACAAAACATTGAATGGTTCAAAAAACATGGTATTCGTAATGTTCCATGTTTGGTAGTGGAAGATGGTGATACCTTTGAAATCATTCAAGGTATTGATGATATTATTGAAAAAATTAAACAAAGTGAATAAAAATATCAAACACAAATGGGAAGATAGAAACAAAATCTTTTTTTCAAGCGATTGGCATAATTACCACGATCCGAAATGGGACATTCCCATTTGGAAAATGAGAGGTTATAATTCCCCTCAAGAATCTGTGGATGATGTGGTGAGCAAAATCAATGCGAGAGTTAAAGAAGATGATTTTTTATGGGTGATTGGCGATAGCTTTTTGTCAGCAACAGATAATCAAGTGTTAAATTGGTGGAATAATATCATGTGTCAGAATGTTATGGTTCTTTTTGGGAATCATGAATCACAAATGTATCGTATCTATAAAAATGCCGTAATGGATCAATATGGTAAATCTGACATTGAAGTGTATCCACTCAGGTTGAATAATTTAACTTTTATGGGGAACCATCAAGAAATTCAGGTTGGAAAAATTAGAATTGTTTTAAATCATTTCCCATTGAGAACGCATAACCAATGTTCCAGAGGTTCGTGGCATTTACATGGTCATAGCCATAATAATGATAAAACGAGAAATCCAAACTTCCAAATGGGAAAATATTTAGATTGCTCTTGGGATTGGAAAAAAGATATATGGAGTTTTGAAGAAATTAGAGATATTATGTCAACCAAAGAGATTTATGTGACTGATCATGTTAGATAATTAACGATCTTTTAATAATTTTATATGTTTCGGGTTGTCGTATATTTCTTTTATAATTTCATGTTTTCTACCCAATCCTATTTTATCTTGTGTGTATGATGCAAAAATATTTTCATAAAGAACATTTAAATATTTCTGCCTATGTATAAAAATGTTTGAGTATTTATATCCATTTGCTGATATATTTCTACTAATTGTAGCCACATGATCAACACTAATTGATTTATAAAAATTTAAAACAAAATTCCAGTCTTGATCATAAACCGAAGATATACTAGCTCGGTGTGAACTAGCCGTTTCGTTGAAATGAAAAGTTCCATCAGCATCAAATAACCCTCTGAAAAAATAATGTCGTAATTTTTCTGGGATATATGAAACTATTTTATCAGCACCACAACCAGACTTATTCTTATAATCATAAAATTCTAAAAATTTTCCAAGATATGGGTCATATAAACCAGCCTGAGTTGTTTCTTTCCATGTTTCTGCTCGTTTTCTATTATATGTCTTCCAACACTTCTTTCCAATTTCTAAAGATTTCAAAATTGGAAATATTTCAGTAAAATCTTCCGTTGCTATTTCTAATGTAATATACAGCATTTCGCCTTGGGTTGATAAATGACCGTCACCCCATAAAAACCCTAATGAATATGCTTGTTCTGGAGTTATTTTATCTTTTTTTAAGAAATCTTTTCGAGAATCGAAAACATCTTGTCTTAATTTTAAAAATCTTTCGGTATTTAATTGAGAAACCTTTGTTCTATCACAATTTTTCACCCTCAACCCCAATCTAGAAGCCTTTAATCTTATTGTGGATATTTTTCTTTCTAATTTCTCCGCGCAATATTCACCACCAAATTCTGGATACCATTTTATCAAATTATTAATATCTTCATCGCTCCATCTTATAGCCATATCAGTATTTAACAAATTTGTGATATTTTTTTGTTTTTAGGGCGAAATAGTGAAACATGGGTAATTTTTCTTGACAAAACAAAAAACAATAGTAATATAAAAAAGTTATGGAAAACAATAAAACAACAACAAAAACAACAACAGTTAGAAACCAACGTAAAAACAAACAGTGGCTTCGTAGCCGAGATCAACGCAAACATCCGAAAATTTTTTCAGTTCAGATGGTGCAGTTGAAAGACGGTTCGTTCCATTTGTTAGGTGGAGGAGCTAATGTTGCCATTTCTAAGAACCAACACTCCACACAATGGGCAAGTGTTGATGTTCGAGACTTGGCAACCGAGATTAGGATGAACGGTATCCGCTCGTTCTAATCCACTCTTAAAAATGCCCCTGAAATATGGGGCATTTTTTATTCACTATGGAAAGGATAATGTGTGGTATATACAACATTAACTCGATTTATGACTGATGTATCACTCATTAAAAACTAGAATACAATTCACCCATGAATATCTTCAGCACGTCATTAGACCCTGATCAATCTGCAAGATGGTTAGTGGACAAACATTGTGTTAAACAAGGCTTAGAATCGGTTCAGCTTTTGTGTACTGCTTATCATGAACAAGGTATCGAAGCTCCTTATAAACCATCGCATCGTTCGCATCCCTCATCTATTTGGACAAGAGCAAGCTGGGACAACTTCCAATGGTTGATTGCTCATGCTCATGCTATCTTCGATGAATACACAGCACGTTATGGTAAGATTCACAAGTCTCAAGCAGTATTGGAATGGTGTGAAGATCATGCTCACTTGTTAGGATTTGATGACTTCGATCTAAAACCTTTTGCAATTGCCATTGCTGGTGATTGTGAGTGTCGGAAAATACCAAATTTCGAGTCACTGTCAGCTACTGAAAAATACGTAAAATATATTATTTTAGATAAGAAGCATATTCATGCTTGGAAGCGTAATAAACCCGATTGGATTAATTAATTATGGAAGAAGAAATTAGCGAAGAAATTGTATTTAAAACATATAACGATAATAAACTCATCAATTTTGAGGTCACACTTGTCAAAGAAAATAAATGTTTTGTGCTTATCTCTGGATTGCCGAATGATGGCGAAATTAAAGATATTGAAACATTGAAGAGAATTATTAAGTGTTTGAAAGCAGCTAAAAATCGGTGGGAAGAATTAAATTAAAAACTAGATTACAATCGGTGCATGATCAATGCCAGTGGGGTAATTAAAGTAGAAAGAGATAAACAACGCATCGTCGTTGAGACTTCTCCCGATATTATTGATTATTACCACTGGCATCTATCGAAAAAATATTGGATTCTCCTACAACGTCCTTTACATAATGCTCACATCACCATCACCAATCCCAAATTTCACAAAGATGTCAATTGGCAACGTGCTGTGTATTACGATGGAGAACGTGTAGATTTTCAGTATGATCCATATATGATTCGGGGTGGATATACCAAAGGATTTATTATGTTTTATCTGAAAGTTTATTCGGAAACCATTGACAATATGAAAAAAGACCTTAATATCATGGAGAACGATGGCTATCGTGGACTACATATCACCATTGGGTCGTCTGGTAAATCAGGAACAAAACACGTATTATATTGGCCGAAAATGATTACAATCAAATAATATGAAGCATTGCGCTCAAAATTCGAAACAACGAAAAACGTAGATAATCAAAAATAAAAAAATATGTGGTATACTATACTATTCATCTTTTACTGTCTTTTTTTGCTTGCGGTGATTGCTATATGTAAAGCTGCAAGTGACGAACATAAACCCAAAAAATAATAAAATATGGAAGAAGAACATGATTACTATATTGTGGAGGTGATTAAAAAATCTTACTCCGAGGTCTATATCAAAGTCCCAAAAGGCGAAGAGATTACATCGAGAGATAGTAGATTGATTTCCGAAGTAGCCAAAGAAACGCTTGAAGAAAGTGATTGGGACGATTTTGGATGGGCTGATGATTTGGATACCAATTCTATTCGGAAAACATCACAAGAAACCGCTAAGTTCTACGAGGTTTATGATGCGACAGAATACTTTCCAGTAAGACCAAAACCTGAAGACCTCAATCAAATGAAACTTGACTTTTAAAAACTAGAATACACTATACAGACAATGTTAATTAATTATATCAGAAACGCAGATCGGAAACCACACGGAGTCGTTGTGGCATTTAAACAAGATGAAAAAATTCATTATGGATACTCTCTCCACAATCCTATCGACAAATGGGATCGTGAGCTTGGTATCAAAATTGCTGTGGCGCGAGCAAATGCAAATGAATTTCAATTGCCTAAAGTTGATAATCGCCTTAAATCGGTGAGTGAAGCAATTGAACATATGAAAACCCGCGCTAACAAATACTTCAAACAATAATATGAGTAATAATAGTAATAGTAATAATAATAGTAATGGTGGAATTGGATTTGCGGGTCTTTTGACTGTGGCATTCATAGTTCTGAAATTAATGGGAGTAATTGCGTGGTCATGGTGGTGGGTTCTTTCCCCTATCTGGATTTCTTTTTTGTTGCTGGTCGCTATTTTGATCGTAACTGGTATTATATTTTTATTTTTTAAAAAATGATTCCCGAAAAAACATTGCCTATTCATGAACTCAAGTATTATCATAATGATAATCTTGGGTTTGTGTTTATCGGTGCTACAAAATCCTCTGATGATGCCATTCAAAGATTAGCACAATTTTTGGTGGATGTTGGAGTATCAAAAGAATTACCAGAATTTTATCAACGTGTTAAATCAAATGCAGTGGCATTCGTATATGGGGGTAATTCTGGATTTAAAAGCGGTAATTTCTATCGGTCTGCTAGTCAAACTAATTTGATGGGTATTTTTAAAATTGAAACATTGGGAGTATACTTAGATGGATTACAAGCTTAATATGTTACCAATGGAATTGGGGGGGACTGCTGTTCTTGATTATGATCCTGAATATCAATACCTCATGGAAGAAACCTTGATGCTTTGTGGTCGAGAGGATATTATTTTATGCTCTCGATCATATACAGATAAAGAGAAATATTCCATGCACCTAATTAGCGAAAATAATGACTTGACAGATTGGTGGGATGCCACTAAGATAATCAGCGAAAAATATGCAAAATAATAATATTACAATACCTCTGGAACTTTTTGATGGTAGATTCTCTCTTGAAGAAATCGCCACAATAAGTATGATCTTTGCCTCCCCAAATCTCTCTTTAAAAACTAGAGAACAATGGGGAGATAATCCGAAGTGCGGTGAAATCACTGACAAATTAGTGAAAGATGGTATTATCAAATTTCATGATGATAAAATAGAAATCGACATAACAAGAAAACAAGAACCTATGAACATCCATAAACAAATTGAAAACATTCTTGGTAAATATCAAATCAACCAAGAAGACCAAAATGACATCACTGACTTGCTGGAAACCATTGGACATGAATCCTTTGGCTCTGGTTACGAGAAAGGTTACGATGATGGTAGAATTGACTTTAATGAACCATCGTTTTCTTCCTATGGTAAAGAAGAGGACTACGTTTAAAAACTAGGCTATGAAACAGAAAATTAAAGAATTGGTAATCCCCAAGATCTTACACACCTTGGAAACAGGTGGTGAGGGTTGGTTGGAAAAGGATTTTCATTTTCCTCTTTATGAATTAATCAGTAGTATTGAAGAAATTGAGGGGATGGAGTGGATGGATGATTTTGAATCAAATAGTTCTGATTGGGACTGGTTTACATCTTTCTATTATCATCCTCATAGGTATTGTTTATCTGGATCAGGATGGTTGGGTGGATTATGTTTCGAAAAAGAAGATTAAAAACTAGAATACACTTACGCCATGGAAAGACTTATTGTTGCCGCTGCAATGCTCATGGATGACGGGGATGTCATCGTCGGTGTTCGTCATTATTCTCCTGAGATGCGAAAAACGCTGGAAAAAGCTTATGGTGAGAAATACCACACGCGAGTCAAAGAACAAGGATTCGTTGATCAAACGGGTTTATTCATTAATCGACAAGATGCTTGGATTATAGCACAACTTGCAGGACAGATTAGAAGAAAATGCTCTGTGGATGGAACACTTTTTTCAGAAAATTTATATTAAATATTATGCAATTAAAATTTAGAGTTTGGAACGGTAAAAAATATCTACCACAAGATTCATTCTGTCTATTTCCAACTGATGACGGTGATTTTGAAGCGAGGTCTTTGGAGTCTTATGGAGTGTTGGGAGATATTCCAAATCAAAAAATCGAACAATGGACTGGTACGAAAGACAAAAATAATGAAGAAATTTATTGTGGAGATATTGTAAAAGCTACATCTGATGAATATTCGAATGAAAATTTCATAGCGCATGTGATTTTCGATGATGGTAATTATCTAACTTATATCAATTCTTGCGATATCAGAGGGTTGTGGAGCGGCGAAAACATTGAAATTATTGGCAATATTAACGAAAACTCCGAACTTATTAAAAACTAGAATACACTCACGACATGCAACTTAACACTTTAGAAACAAAATTCGCCAAATGCTCATCCATTGAAATTCCAGATGCGTTCTACAATCGCATGTCAACTGGTAACGATGAGATCGACACTATGTTTGGCACTGAACAATTCAAAGGATTCATGGCAGGTAGTGCCATCACCATCTGCGCTCCAGGAGGTACGGGGAAATCTACCGCACTTTTACAGATTGCCCAATTGCTTACAAATCAAGGTAAGCGTGTGGCAGTAGCATCTGGCGAAGAGTCTCACATTCAAATCGCATATGCTTGTAAGCGTTTAGGTGTTACTGATGTGGATGTAGCTCACATCAAGGATGTGGAAGAAATCGCTGCTGCCATGTATTCCTATGACATGATGGTCGTTGATAGCTTTCAAGCTCTTCGCTCTAACAAGAACATGAAGAAGCGAGAGTTCTATCAATATGCTCAAGACTTGCTTCTCTCCACTGCTAAAGAAACTGGTTGTGTATTGGTATTCGTTCTCCATGTTACAACTCAAGGTCTTCCAAAAGGTGGTACTGATATTATTCATGCCGTCGATGTGAATCTGAAAATCACTGTTGATCCTGAAGACAATGCCCTACGTATTTTCAATGTATACAAGAATCGCTTCGGTGAGACTAAGACTCACATGGCTATGATGAATGCCAATGGTTTTGATTTCAAAGGTCTTTACAATGCTCCCACTGAGGAAGTCAAAGAAAAGAAATCTAAAGAACCTGCTAACGACAAGCGTAAAGAAGAAATTCTTGCTATGGATGAACCCCCTCACTTGACATTAGATCGTATCTGTGATAAGCTGAACGTGTCAGGTCAAACTGCTGGCAACATCGTGCGTGAGATGGTTGGAGAAGGTAAGCTTCAGAAGTTCGGTCGTGGTGTGAATGCTGTGTGGAAGATCGCTCAAGAGTGTCAGAAATTGCATAAAGAATTGACGAAATGAAAAAGAAACAATCAATATGGAAAACGCAAAATTACGAAAAAAGAATATGTTACAAATCAGTAAAAACGCCGACCCAAACTACTTAGCATGTGTTGTCGAGTGTCCAACACCTAAAAAACATCCAAATGCTGATAAATTGGAAATTTTAACAATTTTCGGTGGAGATATTATAGTGGCGAAAGATCAATATAAAGAAAAAGAATTGGTGGTATTTTTTCCAGTTGAGAGTTGCCTATCCAATAAATTTCTACATGAACATGATTTATATAGTGATTCAAAATTGAATAAAGATCAGACTGTGAAATCTTACTTTGCTTCTAATGGTCGTGTTCGTGCTATTAAATTAAGAGAGATTCCAAGTCAAGGATTCCTTTTCAAAGTATCTAAGCTTGCTGAATACTATGGTGTTAAAGAATCTGTGTTCAAATTGGGAGAGTCATTTGATACTGTCAATGATGATCTACTGGCGAAGAAATATGTATCAGGAGAACGCAAGAGTGGCAATCAAAACGAATCTAAGAAGCGCATTCCAAAATGGATTGAAAATACTGTTCGTGTCTTCCCTCTTCCCATTCGTAAGCATCTATACACTGGTATCAATTACCTCTATGATAAGAACAAGCAAGGTATCGGTAGCTTGATTGTGGATGGGCAATGGCACTTTCATGGTTCTACTGAGCAATTAGGTAAGAACATCTTCAAAGTCGATCCTGATAATGATGTTGTGGTATCTTGTAAAATGCATGGCTGTGTTAAGCATGATACACCTATCGAGACATTGGAATATGGATTTTTACCAATTAAGAAAATAGTCGATGAACGATTAGCTGTCCATGTTAGAGGGTATGACACCGAAAAAGATGAAATAAAATGGGTTAAAGTTGATGATTACTATTTCAAAAAAAATGATGGTGTGTGGTATGAGGTGGAATTGGAAGATGGTCAAAAAATTGTTATAACTGGTAACAACCCTGTGTGGATGGCAGATTTGGATTGCTATCGGAAAGTAGAAAACCTTAAAATCGGTGACGTATTATTAGTAAAAAATGACAAAACGTGAAAAATGACATTTTTTACTAAGTATATGTATGACGAAATTAATATGTCCATATACCAAAGAGGTGATAAGTGAAAAAAATCAAATAGGTGCATATATTAGATATACTAAAAATAAGTATGGTATTTCTAGTGACGAACTGAGATTTAATATCTTTAAAGAAAGTTATGGTGATATAACAAGTGAAGAAAAATTAAAAGATTACTACCTAGTGAGGGAATATTCTTTGCCTATGCTTCTTAATGAATTCAAATTACCATACGGAACCACTTTATTTTTATTGAAATATCATGGAATACAAGCACGAGGATCGAAAGAGAGTACTAAAATCGGTGCTTCAAGAGCTAAAGAAACTAATTTGAGAAAATACGGTGTAGACCAGACATTTAAAGTTAAAGAATTTGATGATAAACGAAAAAAAACATATCAGGAAAAATATGGAGTAGACAACCCATTTACAGGTGGCGTTTGTATTAGAAATCTTGATCAAATCTATCTCAAAAAATACGGGGTCACACATAAAGAATATAAATCCTTAAAATCCAAACAAGCGTGGGAAGGTAAAACAGAGGATGAGAGGGAAAAATGGTTAAACGATAGTTTGTTGTCTGATAAATCAAAATGTAATTTGTTAGCTTCAACTGGTAAGAGCGTGAGCAAACCAGAAATATTAATAGGTAAATTGCTAATGGAAGAAGGGTTTAATATCACATCGCAATATAAAGTTGGTAGATATGCATTCGATTATAAATTAAACGATTATAATATATTAATAGAATTTAATGGTGATGTTTTCCATGCGAATCCAGAGAAATACTTGAAGGATGATTATATACCATTCTTAAAAAAATATGTGAAGGATATTTGGGATAGAGATAATAAAAAAATAAAATTTGCAAAGGATAAAAACTATGATACTATAGTGATATGGGAATCAGAAGTGAGAAATAAATCAGAAGAACAAATAAAAGATATAATATATGATAAAATATCAAAAATTGAAAGTCAAATCGATTAAAAAGTTAGATGAGGTTTACGATAGATACGACTTAACTATCGGTGAAACTTCTAATTTTTTTGCTAATAATATACTAATCCATAACACATCTGCGGTGTATGGTAATGTTCTTTGTAAGAAACCATTCAATATCTTCCAATACATTGGTAAGAAAATTGGATTGAATATTGAAGACACAGAACATAAGTTGGTTTATTCGTCGAGAACTATCTTAAAGAATCGTCGTGATGGTAAATTCACTGATGATGTTTGGGGTGTGATTGCATCTCGTTTGAATGGTAAGATTCCTAAGAATTATACAATCTATGGTGAGATCGTGGGATACACATCTTCTAACAAGATGGTGCAAAAGAATTACGATTACGGTGTCAAACAAGGCGAATGCGACTTCTTTGTCTATCGTATGACAGAGAACACTCCTAATGGTATTCGTGAATGCTCTTGGGGTGAAATTGAAGGATTTTGTATGGAAGAAGGAATCAAACAAGTTCCTGATTACTACAGAGGTAAAGCGAAAGATATGTTTAATATTTTTTACAAATCCGAATACGATCCTTCGATATGGAGAGAGAAATTCCTAACAGATTTAAAAGACAAGTATCTTGATAAAACTTGTGAGTTCTGCACCACTGGTGTTGTCAATGAAGGTATTGTTATTCGTAATGAAAATGATCCTAAGAAGACTGCTTTGAAATACAAGAGTCCAATGTTTTTATTAGGAGAATCTGCTGATAGAGACAAGGGAGAGACTAATATGGAGGAAGAGAACTAATATGAAATTACTAATCACTCGTCATGGACAATCAGAGGGGAACATTAACAAGTCAGTCTATTTTAAAATGCCTGATTGGTCTGTTCCTCTAACCGAAAAGGGTAAAGAGCAAGCAAATAAAGTTGGGGAAGAGATTCGTGCAGAGCTTCTCTCATCAAATGAATTTTTATTGATTCATAGTCCTTATGTGCGAGCAAAAGAGACAATGAAAATTATCAATACACACTTTCCTCTCTATATTCCATTTTATAAAGAAGAGCATGTCTTGATTCGCGAACGTGAGTGGGGTAATCTCCGAAATGAATATGAAGCCTGTAAAAATAGAGAAGAACGCAATCACCTGTTTGACTTCTATCGTCGTCCTGATGGTGGGGAATCATTCGCTGATTGCCATCAGAGAGCATTCATCTTTCTGAATTGGTTGAAGACTCAAGCGGCTGACACTGCTGTTATCGTGTCTCATGGTGAATTTATCAAGACAATGCTGATGATCATTGACAATGTGAGTGTGGAAGACTTCGATACAATTCCCAATGTTAAGAATTGTGAATTGATCATCCGAGATATTAAAAACTAGAACATACTAAACACCTGACAACGAATTAAAATGGTAACAAAATTAAAAGAACAATACGATGCAGACGAAAATCAATCTTCCATTCGAAAAATTGATGAAAAGCTTTCTATTCTTCGTGAATCTTGGCAAGATGCTGGTGAGGATAAAAAAAATAAATGGATGAAAATGATTAACGAAGAACTCGATCAACGCTTGACATTGATGAGCATTCGTGATAACATGGCTTGAACAATAACAACACAACAAAATAATATATATGGCAAACAAGAACACTAAGTCCGCGAATCGTGCGGGATTCGCAAGCAAGAAAGATCAAAACAACAATGGCACTCGTATTTTTGAGGGCAAAGCTTGTGACACTCGATGGGATGCCCCTGAGAGCAAACACAGAAGCCGCAAAGGTAATCAACGTAACCATTCCAAATAACGATTTTTCGCTTCGGCAGTATCAATACATGACCAGAACCTCCCTCTACTATTAACTTAGCACGGAGACTGGTGGGATCGAGAAATGGAGCCTTCGGGTGCGCGGAAAAAGTCAGTAATGACAGGCATAAATTCCATCCTCCTCAAACTCGGATACTGAAAAGGTTGGCGCAGACCGTTCCGAAGCGAATTAATTTTAATCGATTTTAAAAAATAAAATATGGAAAAAATCCAAACATACACCCCAATTCTACGCGAATGCAAATTTGATTGCTTCTCCGCCGAAATGGAGGCAGATAGCTCTGGTGAATGGGTAAGCTATGAAGACTACAATGAACTCTCAGCATATGCAGACAAGCTCGCAGAAGGGTTGCCATGCTTGCCAAAAGACATTGAAGTTCTTCGTTATGCTAATACCGCACTTGCTCAACAAGTCTTTGAACTTGAAGATAAATTACAAGATTTGCGCTACGAACTTAGAGAAGAACGCAATTAAAAACTAGAATACAATTATTTCATGCAAAAATACACAGTCATTTGGGAGGATCGTTGGCAATCAGGCTCGCATCATCATTGTCTTACTAAGAGAACATGGGTGGAAGCTAATAGTATTGAAGACGTAATGGAAAAGTATGGCGAATACGCTCGCTACATCTTCGAAGGTCATCAACTGTCCATCGGTGAGTCCCTACGTTCCGAAGAAATTGATATTATTAAAAACTAGAACACACATGAACCATGTTTAAATTACCTTACATCGCATTGGGACTTGTTTTGTTTCTAATTGGAATAGCTATGAATGCAGGATTATTTTCCTTTGGATTGGCTTTAATTGGTTGCTACATTCTTTCAAGAATCATGGCACTGGATTATGGTGTCCCTGCCTTTTTTGTTATTGGTATTTTTATTTACGGATTATCTTTTTTTGTATTATCCCCATTATTACGAGAAATTGGTCTTGATGGAGAAACCGCAAATCTCGTCCGTATAGTAACGACACTGGCATCTGGTGTATTGACATGGTTGTCCGTCCCGAAATAATACGAACAACGACAGACACAGCACATGGTGCTTATGCTTAAAAACTAGAATACAATTGAAACATGACACATACATTTGAAGTAGAAGTAGATAATAAGATTTACGAATCCGAGGTTGATATCGTTCGCATCTATAGTGATTGGGAATATGGCTATGATGATGAGATTTGTCCCACTGGTGATGTAATTGATTGGGAAATTGATATCATCGATCTAACTCTTCCTCCCAAAGTTACAGAAAAATTAACAGAAGTTGCCACAGAATGGGCAAAAGAATACATGAAATACTAAAATGCACGAAATATACAATCCAATTAACCTCTTAAACAAACAAATTGAAATATCTTATCATGTTGATAGTTTGGGAGAAGATGCTAAAGTAATTGAAATTGAATCCGTAGATGGACAAAGACGATTTGAAATTGTCTTTACCAAATATCCAGAAGAACAAGATGATGAACGATTTTTTTGGACAGATCAAAAACCGTATGAGATTGTTGGCGATAAAGCTGTATTCTCTGATATTGGTCATCCACGAAGAATTTACTTGAATATTAAAAAACTAGAGTATACTGAAGAAGTAACAAACAACGAATCAAATATGAAAACAACTGTTAAAGAATTGAGCGATAAATTGGGTGTTGATGTGGTCTATATCAATGGATTCCTTCAAACACTGGTGAAGATTGGTAAAGCGGAAGTAGTGGGTAAGGTTGAAAAACCTTCTGGTGCGCGTGGTAAACCATCTAACATCTATCAAATCGCAGAAGGTATTTTATAATTTCAATATAAAGATTAGAATTGATAATATAACACATATGAAAAAAACAAAAATTGAAAAGCTCACACCAGAGCAAAAAGCAAAAATGCCAGAACATGTTGCTAAATGGATTGCAATTGGCACAAATACTAATCGTCTCGACGAATTACAAACTAAGAAAATTATCGACCAATATCGAGGTCTTATCAACATGGCAGTAGATGTTCCGCTGATCATCCTTGACAATCCTCTAGAATCATGGGCTGCATGTCATTTAATTACGGATCACAACATTCCCATTGATCAATTGAACACTGCATTGGACGATCTTTTTAATGGTAATCCGAAAAAATACAAAATCCCACCAGCGAAAATCCCATGGCAAAGTGGTAGCTTTTTCGCAGGAACATTCTCCTTCTATGATTTTATGTTTGAAGAAGTGGGTGTTGAGATTGATGCCAATCTCTATACTAAGTATAAGACTTGGGAGTTATCAACTAAATTGGGATGTATTTATCCGATGGAGGAATACACTATCGTGTCGCAAAAACCGACTGTGATTCATCTAAACGAACAAAAAAAATTGCATCGTGATGGATCTCCTGCTCTTGTATATGAGGGTCGTGGAGATTTGAAAGTTTATGCTCTCAACGGTGTTCGTGTGCCAGAGTATATCGCCGTGACTCCTGAAGAGAAGCTTGATCTTGAATATTACAAGACTATTAAAAACGCTGACGTAAAAGCTGAGTTTGTAAGGAAAGCAGGAATCGAGCGTTTTAAAAATTTGGGCAAGCTTCTTGATACTTATTTAAATTATAATGAAGAGGATCAACCGAAATGGTGGTCGTCTCAATATGAAATTTGGGATATGAAAGCTATCTTCGATGCACTTCCTACTGCGCCATACCTATCGATGGTGAACCCTACCACAAAAATATTTCATTTTGAAGGTGTTTCACCAGCATGTCATAATATTCCAGCCGCATTAAAAGAGAGGTTCGGTGGACGAGAATTTTTCATTCGAGACATGGCTTAATATGTTTCTTTGGGGTTATCTCTTTAAAAACTATGTTATAATAACCTCGCAAAACAAATCATCGAAAAGAATCTATTGACAAACATGAAAAATAGTGTATAAATAATAATCAACAAACAAAATATGAAAATGAATAAAAATGAAGTAATCCTCCACGGTGAAGCTATGCTTTTCCCATCGAAACTTCCTACTGATGCAGTAGAGATTAAACCGACCAATGACCAATTCCATATCATTGCAGATAGCGAAACGACTGGTAATCACCACGTTGTTGATATGGTGAAAGGTACTAAAGTGTATCGCTCAGGCAATCGCACCTTCATTGCAAATACAACGCCAACACAAGTTCGCTGCGTTCATGCAAATCG